GCCTGACGATATATATGACCACTATCCCGCGGACCGTCTGATGCATGACATTGCCCTGGCCATAATGGCAGTGCAGACGCAAACAACCGAGGTGCTGGACTCTTTTCCTACCAAGCCGGTGACGCAGGAAGCGGATCAACTGATGATGGAGACAGCAGTGAATCCCTGACGTTGCCGGGCTATGTCTATGCAACCTACAATACACTGCTCAAAGCGGGCTGGCGCATGCAGGAGATCGATGGGATGGACATGCTGGGTTTCTTGAAGGTTCTTGCCTGGGATGCGCAGCGTGAACATATCAGCCAGGAGCCGAAAGCAGCATTCATTGATCAGTTGTGGCCTAGTATCAAACCATAAGGAGGTGTTCTCATGAGCGAGGTTTTGCGCGAATTAGTGGTTGCGCTGTCACTGGACAGCGACAATTTCAGTCGCAACCTGCGGACCATCAACCAGCAGATCAAGGAAGCGGAGAGCACCTTCAAGCTTGCCGGTGCAGGTGTCGCCAACTTCGAAAAATCACTCAAGGGGACGGAGGCCAATCTGGCCCTGCTGAGTTCCAAGCAGAAGGAACAGAACCGCGCTGTTGAGCAATACTCCAAAGCACTCATCGGGGCCAACCAGAAACTGACGGATTCCTTTGACCGCCAGGAGAAGATGAAGGCCTCCCTGGAGCAGGCGCGCGTGGAATATGACAGGCTGAAGGGTGAGGTCAACGCTGCTGGTCATGCATATAATCGCCTGAAAGCCTCCCTGGGAGAAACCGACTCCGCGACCATCGCAGCCAAAGCGAACCTTGAGCGATTCAAGGGCGAGTGCCTTGAGGCCCGTGACAAGGTCAAACTGCTGGAAGGCCAGATCAAGTCAAACAGCAAAACCCTTCAAAACAACGCGGATGCCGTCTCAAAAGCCCAGACAAACCTGAACCTTGCCAAGGCCGAGCTAAAATCAACAGAAGCTGAACTTAAGCGGCTGACGCATGAACTCTACCAGATGCAGTCGGCCTGGACAAAGGCTGGAGACAGCCTGACAGCCTTTGCCAAGAAGAGCGAAACCGTGTCCAAAGCGCTCGTAACTGCAGGGCGTGGCTATTCGCGTGTCATCACCGCCCCCATCCTGGCCCTGGGTGTGACAGCACTCAAGTCATCCATTGATTATGAGAGCGCCTTTGCATCCGTCCGGAAAACTGTCGATGCGACAGAAGAAGAATTTACGCAGCTATCAAATTCCATCAAGGAAATGTCAACTCAGGTCGCGTCATCCGGCGCGGAAATCTCAGAAGTAACTGCAGTCGCAGGCCAGTTGGGCATTGCCAATGAGTACCTCATGGGCTTTACGCGCACCATGGTCGACCTGGGAAACACGACGGATATCGTGGCGTCTGAAGCTGCATCGACCTTGGCCAAGTTCGCCAACATCACGGACATGAACCAGGCCCAGTTCCAGAACCTGGGTTCCACCCTGGTTGACCTGGGCAACAATTATGCCGCCACAGAATCGCAGATACTGGAAATGTCGCTGCGCCTGGCCGGTGCCGGGCATCAGGTGGGATTGAGCGAAGCGCAGATCCTGGGCTTTGCGACAGCCTTGTCAGCAGTCGGCATCGAAGCTCAGATGGGCGGTTCCGCCTTCTCCAAAGCGTTGGTGAAGATGGAAGTTGCGTCGGAGACCGGCGGGGAAGCCCTGAAGGATTTCGCCAAGGTATCCCGCATGACCGAAAAGCAGTTCAAAACCCTCTGGGACAGCAACCCGGCTGAAGCCTTTCAGGCGTTCATCGTCGGGCTGTCAAAGATAGATGACGAGGGTGCCAGCGCGATTGCGACGCTGGCTGAGATCGGCATCAGCGAGGTGCGTCTGCGCGATACCCTGATGCGCGCGACCAACGCAACGGAACTGTTCAGCCGTACCCAGGTGACCGCAAACAATGCCTGGCAAAAGAACAGTGCTTTGGTGGATGAAGCCAACAAGCGATACGCTACAACCAAGAGCCGACTGACCAACCTTAAAAACACCGCGATGCTCTTTGCCCAGAAAGTGGGCGATGACATGAACCCCGCTTTGCAGAGCATGATCACCAAGGCGAATGAAATGCTAGCGGCATTCCTGGGTATGGATGAAAGCCAGCGGATGGCCATCATCAAGTTCGCAGGCTTTGCAGCTGCCATTGGCCCAGCCCTTCTAATTATCGGGAAGACGGTAGGCGCTGTGGGTCAGTTGTCAGCTGGTCTTGGCAAGATCAGCCTCGGCCTTGGCAAGTTCTCTGCCAACGTCAAGATGGCAGGCGGCGGAATATCCGGCCTTATGAAGACCCTGGGATCGTCAAAGCTGGCTTTGGCTGCCCTGGCTGCCGCCATAGTGTATGGTGCAGTCAAACTGGTGGATTATGCCTCCGGAGCCAAAAAGGCCAGGGAAGCGATGCAGGCAATGGATGAAACTGCCCGCGAGTGGAAAAGCACTGCGGCCGATATCTTCTATAACCAGGGTGGTCTCTCCCTGTTTGGCATGAGCGCAGAGGATTTCACGCGCGACAAGAAGAGTGCAATGGAATGGATGAACGGCGTGCTGGATATCTGGCAGGCCGGAAAGTCCAGGAAGAATGCTGTCGTCAAGGAATGGACAAATTCCTTCAAGGAGATCACCGCAAGCACGCGGGAGGCGCTTCAGGAACTTCATGCAAGTGCGAAGGAATCGGGATACACGACGCTCTCCGATCAGATGGAGCAGGACATCAAGACCCTGGACACCCTGGACAAGGAAGTCAGCAAACTGCTCAAGCGCAGGCAGTCCGGGAAGTTCACTGATAAGGACAAGATACGCCTGCAGGAACTGATCGACACGCGTGAGGCCATTGAGGTCAAATACAAGCTGACCGCAGCGGATACAGAGGGGTTTGAAGCCATCCGGGCCAAGCTGGAAGCCGAGCTTGCCCGGGCTCAGGCAAAAGGACAGACAGGTATTGTCACCTCAACCTACGCAGCGGCCATCGTAGCGTCCGCAGAAGGCATGGCGGCTGTGAATGCCCAGCTGGATGCGCAGTACGACAAGGAATACAGGCTCATTCAGTTGATGCAAGTGGGTTCAGAGCAAGAAAAGGCGCTCAGTGCGTTGAATATCCAGTACATCCAGGACAGGAAGGCCGCGGCGATGGAATACGCGGCACTGCTGGCTGAGCTCGTGCTGCCTGTCTGGAATCAGGCGGAGATCCAACAAGTCGACCGGGACATTGATGCCCTGTACAGCAAGCTGGGCGAATACAGCCTGGCGGCATCCAATGGGGATCAGCTGGGCATGGCAAAGGCACTGGAGGATATGAACAAGCTGACAGCGGGCATGGATGAGGGGAAGCTGGCCGAATACCTGGGGCTGCTGACCCAGATACAGTCCCTGATGGACAGCGGGATGAGTGAAGAGGAAGTCCAGGCACTGTTCCCTGATATCGACGTATCCAAGCAAATGGAACAGGTGGCATCGATCACACAGTATGTGAAGGATCAAAAGGCGAGCCTGTCAGGCTTGTCAGGCATCTTCACAGAGGCTCTGCCCGAAGAAGTGTTGAAGCTCTCCACGGACCTGGACATGACGGGTGCAAAGACCAGGTGGGAGGAATTCGCTGCAAACCCAGGCGCCATCACGACCCAGGCCGTGATCGATGGCTACACAGAGGCCGAAACCGCGCTCAAACTGGAACCCAAGGTGACTGCCTTTGTCGAGAAATACACGGAAGTAACCGAAGGCGCTGATACCGCTTCCCTGACGCCGCAGGGGCTTATCGCCTACGTGTCCCACTATGCTGAATCAGTCCTTGGCGCGGATGTCAGCGGACTCACGCCCGAAAACGTCACCGCAATGGTTTCAGCATACAAGGAACTGGCCACCGGTGCGGATGTGACAACGCTGAAACCTGGGGAGATAACAGCCTATGTAAGCAAGTACCTGCAGGACAAGAAGGTTGATACCTCCGGCCTTTCGCCTGATGACATAACTGCTTTCGTCCTGGCTTACGAAGAAGCGTCAGGCGGCGCTTCCACCGCGGCACTCACGCCCGGCGGCATAGCGGCTATGGTGACCAGTTTCCTTCAAGCGGAAGGCATTGATACAAGCAAGCTCTCATCCCCTCAAATTGACGCTGTCGTCAACGCCTATGCTGAAGCGGCGCATGTAGACAAGTCCCAGCTCAAAGCGGAAATCATCGCCTTGATCACAGCCTACAAGGACAAGGCGGGCGTGACCAAGCCCTCCTATATCGAAAGCCAGATCGCGATCATCGGCTATGATCTGAGCGCGTACAATGCCTTCGTAAAGGCGAACCCTGTCACTTTAAAGGGGATCATCCGGCTGTCCGAGCAGTTCGATGATCCAAGCGATGTACTCAGCGATCCCAATGCAACGTTCTGGCAAAACGGCAAGGAGATTCCGGTCAACCTGGTGCCGGCCAACAGGATCGACGCAAACACGCTCATGGCCTATGAAGCGGACGGTACCCTGCACGTGCTCATCACCCCGCAGGTGACCGGCACCCAGGAAGCGATTGAGGAAGCTGCATCGGACGTGACCACGCCCAAGGTAGCGGTCAAGTTCGGCTGGCAGCCCACCGCAGCTGAGGCCGACTGGGGAGAAACATTCAACGCGATCTTTGGGGCCAGTACGTTAGGTCATGTCAGAAGGCTGACCCGGGAGGTCGAAAACTTTGGAAGGAACAAAGACACGCTATTTGGCTTGTTCAATGTGTTCAATATTGGCGGGAACAGCGTCGAAAATGCGCTCAAAACCTACCTGAGCGGTGATGCGCTGGCCGGGCTCCAATCCTATGTGGCCGAGGTTGTCGCAGCAGTTCAGACAGGCAAGGCGGTCAACGAAGACGATATAGCCAACCTGAAGACGATCCTGAGCTTTGTGTCCGCCCTGGAACTGGAAGGCGTCGGTGAAAACATCGTAGCCGGCATCAGCGGTGCCATGGCGCAGGCTGGCTGGGAGACCGATGCGGAAACAACAGCAGGGAACCTGGAAAAAGCCATTAACACTGCACTGGGCATTCAGTCCCCCAGCACTCGCATGGTACCCGTGGGACAGGATGCGGCAGCTGGCATTGGAAAGGGATTGTCCGAGTATGACATGACATCAGAGACAATGAACCTGGCAAGCACGCTGATGAGACTTGTTCAGGCAGTCTTTGGCCCAACCTTACTGTTTCCGTTTGGCGTATTAACTGCGCTTGGTTTAGGGATAGGCATGGGGAGTGTTGACCTGTCGCCGACTGTGCAAACTATGGCCGGCCAAGTGAAAAGTGTAATAGCAACGAACCTCAGCTTTGTGAGCATGCACACGATCGGCTTGCAAGCCATGCAGGGGCTGAGCTCTGGTATTTCCGCAGGGCAGGCTGGTGTCGTCATTGCCATGATGCAAGCCGCCAGAGCGGCGGTGAACGCGGCGAAGCGCGAATTGAAGATTGAATCCCCATCGCGCGTATTCCGGGATGAAGTGGGTCGCATGACCATGCGCGGCTGGGGCCAGGGCATCACTCTGGAAAGCCGTGAGCAGGCTAAGGCAGTCGCCAACGCGGCCAGGTATCTGACGGATTCAGCAAAGGAAAGCTCAGTTGCCTATGCGTCCAACGACAATCGCAGGACCTACAACCAATCAAGCTCCGTGAGCCTGACAGGCAACACCTTCTATGTGCGCGACGACAAGGACATTCAGTCGTTAGCGATAGAGATCGCGGCATTGACAAGGCGTCAGCACCAGGGGCGCGGCTTAAGAATGGCTTGATAAACAGTCAACGGATTTAAAAAAATCTTAAGGAAATTGGTATATTGGTGCTTGTTTAACGACAAGTGCCTTTTTGATTGGAGGTGTCATTTGAACAGCTGGTTCACCTGGAGGGGGACGCTCTGTACGGAGTACGGTATCCATGTCGTCCAGCAGCCCGAGATTATCAGGCCGCCTGAGCGCGTCACCTTCCAATCAATACCCGGCAGGAGTGGAACACTGACCACTTTGGAAGGTCAGGACGTGTACGACGACTTCATCCTCAGTGTTGAGTGTACGATTACGGATACGTCACGGCTCAATGACATTACCCAGTGGCTGAAAGGCAGCGACAAGGTCACCTTCGCTATTCGGCAAGGTGGCTTTTACTATGCGCACATTGTCAACCAGATCCCCTTTGAACAGATCCTGCGTGGGCATCTCCATCGGCGGTTCACGGTGAACTTCCGCTGCCAGCCTTTCTTTTATTTGAGTGATGTTGAAGACATCATCGTCAGCGAATCAGGCGCCTTCATCAACAATCCGGGCAGCGTGTTTTCCGAGCCTGTCCTGAGTGTTGTCCTGACGGGAGACGCTGAAATCACAGTGGGTAATAGTTGTTTTGCGATTACAGGCCTGACGGGCACGGTTACTGTCGACACCCCCCTGATGGAAACATACAAGACCTATACCTCCCACAATTCCCATATGAGCGGAGACTACCCGACGCTGCAGGTCGGGCAGAACATCATCGCCTGGTCCGGCGGCGTGGCACAGATCATCATCAAGCCCAACTGGCGCGTGCTGTAGGAGAGGAGGGGCGCCATGATCACGGTATTTCCGGCAAACACGCCAGATTTCAGCACCAATGGCCTGTGCGCTCTCTCCCCCTCATCCTGTGTTGCGACGGAAACCCTCAACGGCGAGTGGGAACTCAACCTTACCCATCCGCTTGACGGGCAGGGCAAATGGGCCTGGCTTCAAGTCGGCAACATCATCAAGGCGCCGGTTCCCTCCGCGCTATCCCCACGCCTGAAGCTCCTCGCGTCAACAGAAGGCAGGGATGTCTACCGCATCAGCATCAGCAGCAGTGCCAGGCTGAAGCTTTACAGCCGTGCCAGCAGCACTTCTATCTGCCTGGGCGCGTACAGGGATGCGACGCTTGTCCAGGTCCTGGACAACACGCATGTCAGCTTCTGCGAGGTTATTACGCCCGACGGAAAACGCGGATACATGGCCAAGGGGAGCCTCCTGCACCTCAGGACGGAAGCATCAAGCGCTGCAGCAAGCGCGGCAGTCGTTTCGGCCAGCCAGACCCGGGAGCAGCCTTTCCGCATCTACCGCATTGTGCCCTCACTGACTGTGATCGAAGTGTATGCCAGGCACCTGTCCTATGACCTCATGGACAACATGCTCTACCAGTACAAGCCTGCAAACGGAACAATCGGAACAGTTGTGGCGGCAGGGATTCTCAGCCGCTGCCAATCCACCCAGCCCTTCACGATGTATTCCAACCTGACCGCAGGCGTAGATGACCTGGTGCTGGAGAACACAAACCCCATGGACGCCCTGCTGGGGGAAGGCGGCCTGGCCGATAAGACCAATGGTGAGTTCACCCGTGACTGGTATGACCTGTACCTGCTCTGCCGTGTGGGAAGCGATACTGACATACAGGTCAGGCAAGGCAAGAACCTGCTGGGCATCCAATACGATGTGGACGACGGGAATGTGGTGACCCGTATTGTGCCGACAGGCGAGACTGAGGATGGAGAACTCCTGTACCTGGACGAAAAGTACGTTGACAGCCCGAACATCGCCGCATTCCCGCACCCGCGCTGGGTCCACCTGCCCGTGAGCGAGGCCAGGGTCAGTGATGACATGACGCTCGCCCAGGTGAAAGCCAAGCTTGCTGCGGCAGCCGCGCAGGAATTCTTAAAAGGCTGCGACCTGCCGGATATCACCATTCATGTTGACTTCATCAACCTGGCAGACACGCAGGAATATGCGCAGTACAGGCCGCTCACGGACATCTTCCCGGGTGACAGCATCCGCGTCATCGTCAATTCGCTCGGCCTGGAAGTCACCCTGCGCATGACCGTGTACAGCTACGATTGCCTGCTGAAGCGCTATGAGAAGGTGACGCTTGGCAGTGCGTCAAAAACCATGTCGGGGAGCATGATCTCACCCCGCCAGCTCCCGGCAGGCGCCGTCAACGGCACGAAGCTGGCCATGGGCGCCGTCGGGACAGGTCATCTGCAAAGGGCGTCCATCGGTTCCCTGCAGGTGAAGGCCGCGGCCATCGGTGCCGCCCACATTCAGCAGGCTGCCATCGGACAGGCGCACATCATGGATGCAATTATCACCACCGCCAAGATAGCCGATGCCGCGGTGACCAATGCCAAGATCGCGCTGGCGAACATAACCACCGCCCATATAGCCGATGCCGCGATCACTAGCGCCAAGATAGGCACAGCCGAAGTAAAGACAGCCAATATCGAAGATCTGAGCGTGAATGCCGCCAAGATAGCGCATGCCGCCATCACATCGGCGCAGATCGCAAATGCCGCGATTGAGAGTGCTCAAGTCCACGATGCGGCTATCACCCGTGCGAAGATAGCAGACGCAGCTGTAGGAAATGCGCAGATCGAAAATGCGGCCATCACCTCAGCAAAAATCGGTCTGGCTGCGATAGAAAGCGCTCACATCGGCGTTGGGGTGGTTGGCACCGAGCAGGTTGCGGACGGGTCGATCACGGACGCCAAGATAGTCGGCCTGACCGCCAACAAGATAACGGCAGGGACGATTGACGCAGCAGACATCAACGTCGTTAACCTCAACGCTGCGAATATAACTGTCGGCACGATCAACGGCCAGCAAATCGCGCCAAACGCGATCGGCAGTGAACATATCGGTGCCGGGGTCATCACCAATGCAATGATCGCCAGCGGCACGATCAATGGCGACAAAATCAGCATCGGCACAGTAGCGGCCGAAAGACTCAAACTATCACAGCACTTATTGTATTAGCGGAGGGTAAGCACATGGCACAGAAAACGGATTTGCGAGAGACGGTGCGCGACATTCTCAGGAATGAATTGCAGGGGATGCTTGAAGACGTCAGGTATCGCCTGTCCTTGCTGGACGATGCGGCGCAGGGCGTTGCGCGATTCGGCAGCAGGCATTTGAACCTTGCCTCGCATCAATTGGACGGTTACGTCGTGACGGACAATACACCGGTCGCCGGCAGCATTTCCTGGTCGGATGTGAACATCGTATACAAAGGCACCAACTATGCGATTGTTCCCGGTAACACCGCCAATAAATACGTCTGGTGGGACTTCAGCGCGACCGACAAGACGCTGCTGCTCACATCAAATNNAAAACCTGTGCTGGAAGAGGACGATGTCCTTGTTTTCGTCAATGACGCTGGCATTCATGCCACTGTAGTTGGAAAGATGACACATGGGCTCTCCCTGGTGGACGGAAGTGTCAATACAGGCGAAATCGCCAACAGCGCGATATCCGCCGCCAAGATCCTCGCCAGTACGATCACATCCACGCAGCTTGCCGATAACGCTGTGATCGCTGCGAAAATCACTGCGGGTGCAGTTGTAGCCGGAAAGCTGGCTACCGACGCTGTTGCTGCTGCCAACATTGCTGCCGGCGCGGTTGTTGCAGGTAAGCTCGCCACTGACGCGGTCGCAAGCGGCAACATCGCTGCAGGGGCCGTGATCAGCGGAAAGCTTGGCACAAACGCCGTTGTGGCTGCGAACATCACCGACGGCGCGGTCACCTCGCTCAAGATGCCAACCGGCGCGGTGGGAGCCACGCAGCTTGCCAGCAACGCCGTTACCGATGTCAAGATCGCGTCAGGCGCCGTGGTTGCAGGGAAACTTGGAACCGATGCGGTTGTCGCTGGGAATATTGCCGCCAATGCGGTGACCGGTGCCAAGATCGCGGACAACGTCATCACCGGAGCCAAGCTGGTGGACGCTTCGATCACAGGCGTCAAGGTGCAGGACGGCGCGATCACCGGGGTGAAAATTGGCGCGGGATCTGTCGCGACAGACAGGCTCAACACTGCGCTCCATATGATTTTCTAAGGAGACGCCATGGCATACAGCGTAGTGAACAACACCCCCGTCGCGGGCGCGATTCAGTGGGCGGGGATGAACATCCAGTACTTGGGGGAAACCTACGCCATACAGGACGGGTATACCAACACCCTCTATGCCTATTGGACAATTCAGTACCCGAACAACCTGGTGGTTACCAACACGTTCCCGGTACTTGGCTCGGATGACTGCCTGATATTTGTCAACAAGAACGGCACCGCGGTCGTCATTCCCAATTCAACCGTCATCAGCGGCGACATCATCATACCTGGAACAATACTTGCCGGCGCATTGGCGACCAATTGTGTGACTGCTGACAAGCTTGCCGCTGGCGCGGTCACTGCAAACTCCCTCGCGGCCGGAGCGGTTACCGCCAACTCCCTTGCGGCCGGGTCTGTTACCGCTCAGGCGGTCGCTGCCGACGCCATTGGTGCGGGTGCCATTTCCGCGGACGCCATCACGGGCGACGTCATTGTGGCCGGCGCCATTGCGACCAGGCATATTGCCTCCGCGGCTGTCACAGCCAATGAGATCGCTGCCGGTGCGATCACAACAGATAAGTTGAAGGCCGAATCGGTTGATGCCAACAAAATCAAGGCAGGGAGCATTACAACCAACCACCTCTCCCCATTGTTTGGGGAGCAATTGGTGATTGGAGCCAACCCTGCCCTCACGGAAATCACCGATTCAGTCGTAGCGGAAGCCAACAGGGCCATCGCTGTAGAAGGCGAGCTGAAGAACTTCACTGACAAGGCGAACGCTTTCTTTGTCTTTGATATCGCCCTTGGCATGATGACCATCGGGAAAACAGGCAGCCCATTCACCAGCGAATTCTCAACCACGAAACTGTCCTTCAAGCAATCCGGCGCAGAAGTTGCTTACATCTCAAACAATAAGCTGTACATCAGCATTGCCCAAGTCATGGATATCCTGACGATCGGCAGCGCCGCCGAGGGATACGTAGACATGGATACCAAAGCTGACGGTCTGCGCGCTTCATGGAGGGCATCGTAATGGCAACAGTTCAACCGTCGGTAGCCAATTTCGGTATCAACAGCACCTATGAAGTTGGATACGGACCGGGTTATTTCATATCAAGCGGGCCAACCACCGGAGCGGCATCCAAGCGCTTCTCCTGGTCAGTTCCGGCAGGATCCTCCCTCGTCAGCGCCATCCTGACGCACACGAAATCTGGCGACGGCGGCTCAGCAAGCGTCAACAATGTGACGCGAGCAGACTCAATGGATTTTACCTCGGCCGTTCAATCCGTGTGGGGAAACGGCTATATCGACCTGACATTCAAATTCATGTGCAGTGCAAATGCCGTAGCCCCAATCGGCACGCACACCGAGACCGCATACTTCAATAGCGTCGTTCTGACCATTACTTACACGCCTCCCACAACGGCCAGCGTAAGCAACGTAATGCTGGATGGTTCATCTGGGAATCCCTACAGGGCCGCCGGCGCGGGGATGACGCTGTCATGGTCAGCTGCCAATGGCACGAACAACAACATATCCAGTTACTCGATATACTACCGCGACAATGGCGGCGCCTGGGCACTGTATGCGTCCGGGATCACGTCAGGGTCTTATACGGTTTATGGCCACCCCACCGCTGGAAGCAACAGGCAATTCTATGTGGTAGCCATCGCGCCCTACGGCAACAGCGGCAATGTCACCTCTCCCATAGCCTATGCTTACAGCGCGGTTGGGGTTCCCTCCAATGTAGCGATCAGTCTGGCCGAGGTCTTTCCGGACGCATCGCTCACCCTTTCGTGGAATGCGCCGTCCGGAGGTGTCGGGACCAGTGTTACAGGGTATCAGGTTTACGAAAACGGCATAGTCAAGACAACGGTTACAGGGACAAGTTACACGTTCTCTGCTCCGGCTGCAGGGGCCTACACCTACAAGGTTGCCGCGATCGCCAATGTCAGCGGCTATAACTCCGCGCAGTCTGCCGGGGTGGCAGTCACGGTCAAGCAGCCCGCATCCGCGGTCGCGCTGGATAAGTACACGGTTGAGATGGATGGTGCGTCTGTCATCACGGCAACGATCACCCCGGAGAACGCAGCGTACACGCACATCGTGACGTTCGCGCTTGACGCGACGCGCATACAAGAATTCACGCTTGCAGCCGGGGTGACGACGCAGGCATTCACAGTCCCTGCTGCCTGGTGCGCTGGCGTACCGAGTGCCACCAGCGGACAGGCGGCTTGCACCGTTCAAACCAAGAACGGCGCGATTGTCATCGGGTCGCTTTCCCAAACCTTTGCAGTCATCGTTCCTGCATCCATTCTTCCGACTGTTTCGCTCGCGGTTGCGCCTGTCAATGGATTTAACGGTCTTTACCTCAAAGGGAAAAGCGGCGCGCAACTGACCTCAACAGCCTCCGGGGTGCAGGGCAGCACGATTGTTTCACAAGCCTTGTTTGGTGCCGGGTATTCCGGAGCTGCATCCCCATTCTCAACAGGTCCCCTGAACACTGTCGGCACCAACCTGATGGCCGTCACGGTCACAGACAGCCGCAGCAGGCAAAAGACAGCCACGCAAAACATCACGGTGCTCGATTACACTACCCCGGTCATCTCCCTTGTATCAGCTTTCCGGTCGAACGTATCGGGTGCTGCGTTGGAAACCGGGGAATACATAGCGGTCAAGGCGAGCCTGGTTGTGGCGGCTGTCTCAGGCAACTCTGGAACGGCAACGGTCAGGAAACGCATCGCCGGCGGGACGTGGGACGCGGCAGTTGCTATCACGCATAACACAACCATCATCTTAAGCGGAGCACTCCAGGATAATGCCTACGAGGTTGAAATAACCCTGACCGATACGGTGGGGACAGTGTCCTTACACTCTCTCACTATTCGCAAATCCCAATTCATGTTCGACTTTCGTATGGACCAGGCTGGTATAGGGCAACTTGCACAGGGAGCAAATACCCTTACCTTGCCTGAAACCTGGACAACGAACATCAACGCTGACAAGCTGGACGGACTTCATGCAGTTGATTTTGCAGCGGCAAGCCACAGCCACGGATGCCCCTACAGCATTGATGACATTCTGACCACGTTAAACGCTGTATCTCCAGCCACGCGCTGGCCTGGAACAACATGGTCAGCCTTGGGCGGAAGAATGCTGATTGGTGTTGATGGCACATACACGGCAGGATTGACTGGCGGTTCAGAAACACATGCACATTCCGAAGTTGCGCACGCGCATTCAACAGCGGCCATGTCGCTAAGTATCGCACAGATGCCGGTCCACCGACACGTTGGCGCCTACTGTTATTCACCGGCATTCAGCGGCTCTGGGTCTTATGCCTGGATGTTGACTGGAAATCGTGTTGATAACGGGGTTGTTGGATAC